ATTGTATGGCACTACTGGAACTAATTTTCCTAGAGGAGATAAACTAAATGGCTAGACCAACTAAGTGGAATAAAGAGATTGAAGAGAAGGCTCTTGATTATATAACTGACTATCAAGTTCATGGAGATATGATTCCAAGCATTGAAGGAATGGCAGAGCATTTAGGCTTGGCAAGAGAAACTTTATATGATTGGGCAAGACAAAAAGATAAGGGGTTTTCTGACATATTAGGGAGATGTATGCAAGTTCAAGCTAAAACCCTTGTAAACAATGGACTCAACAACACATTCAACTCAGCAATAACTAAGCTCGTATTAGGTAAGCATGGCTATCACGATAAGATGGAGCAAGACATAACATCGAGTGATGAATCCATGAAGCCAACTATCATTCAATTAACTACAAGAAAAGATGAGTAAACCAATGATAGCTTTGATTGTGTTAGGTGTGATTCTTTTTGCAGCAACCTTATTTCTAGGTGTTGATGCTTTGATGTGTAAACCACCATGCGTTTAGATGACAGAACGAGAACGCAGCATGATGAGGTTCAGATGGGCAGGACTCAGCATCTATCTCTTAATTTGCTTCTATGACTTCCTATTCGTTCCTATTTGGTATGGTCTTAATCGTCCTGATATCAGTTTGTTTATGGACATTATTAATAATACGGAAGATACGTTAGTGCAATTGGAATTGATGAAGAAGCTCACAGGACAACACGAGCCTTTCACTCTAATGGGAGGAGGATTATTTCACCTGACCTTCCTGTCTATTTTAACAGCTAGTGTTTGGAAGAAATGAAGAACGCAATAGTAGACGTTGAATTACCTAGAAAACTTATCCCAGTATTTGAAGGAACAGCTAGAATCAGAGGAGCTTACGGAGGCAGAGGTTCAGGCAAGACACGTTCATTCGCATTGATGAGTGCTGTCTTTGGTTATCGTTGGGGTCAGAGTGGACTTCGTGGAACTATATTGTGTGGTCGTGAGTTTATGAACTCGCTTGGTGAATCATCTATGGCTGAGGTTAAGAATGCTATCCTGAGTGTTGATTGGTTAGCAGACTACTATGAGATAGGTGAGAAGTTCATTAGGTCAAAGGATGGAAGGATAACCTATACATTCGCAGGTCTGAGACGTTCATTAGATAGTATCAAGTCACAGTCTCGCATACTAATTGCTTGGGTAGATGAAGCTGAGTCAGTAAGTGGCAGAGCTTGGGATTTACTTATGCCTACTGTTCGTGAAGAAGATAAGAGCATAGGCTTTAACTCAGAGATATGGGTAACGTGGAATCCTGAGAGTAAATACTCAGCAACTCATGAACGCTTTAGAGAGAAATTTCCAAGCAACAGTAAGATAGTAGCTCTACAATGGGAAGACAACGATTGGTTTCCGGACATATTAAATGCTCAGAGACTAGAAGATAAAGAGAAACGTCCTGATATGTATGAACATATTTGGGAAGGTGGCTATCTTGTTTATTCAGAGGGCGCATACTATTCTACTGAATTACGCAGAGCTAAGGATGAAGACAGAATCACCAAGGTAAGATACGATAGAGCTAAAGGTGTAATAACAGCATGGGATTTAGGCATAGGTGATTCAACAAGCATAGTCTTTGCACAATTTATTGGTACTGAAGTTCACATCATTGACTACTATGAAGCGAGTGGTGCAGGTCTAGAGCATTATGTAAAAATCCTTCAGGACAAAGGCTTCGTCTATGACCAACACGTTCTACCACATGATGTTAGAGTACGAGAGCTTGGAACTGGTAAGTCTCGTGTTGAGATGTTGGAAGAGTTAGGCATTCATAACATTGAAATTGCACCATCATTACTTATAGATGATGGCATACAACAAGTCAGAACAATGCTAGACAAATGCTATTTCGATGAGGTATCATGTGAGAAACTAATTGACTCCTTACTCGCTTACAGTAGAGAGTGGGATGATAATGGCATGACTTGGAGAATGAGACCAAAGCACGATTGGAGTTCACATGCAGCAGATGCAATGAGATATCTTGCTATAGGATACAAACCATTCAATGAGAATTGGGATAAACCATTGAGACGTAACTTGCAAGGAGTTGTTTAATGGCTCACGAAAATTCTGAAACTGTAGAAATAGATAATAGATGGTATAACATTTCCGGACATACAGGAGAAGTATTAGCAATACAAAACCCTAGTTATGAGAAGGATAGTTATGCTACATCGGAAGAAGCAGTAGCAGCTGCAGTTCAAAGAAGTAATAACTATTTACCACAGAGAAAAGGATTACTATCTCAACCAATGATTGGTAATCCACACGCAGACATACGCAAGGAAAAACCTGAACCTGTTAGATTAAACAGTCTTATGGGTGACTTCGCTGAGGTAGCCGGAGACGCTGTAGGTACTTCACTCAAAGGTATTTGGAATTTCTTATCCGAGCCTAACCCTGAAAAAGCAGAAAGAAAATTAATTAAAGATGCAGCTCTTAAAGAAAGCAGACTCAAGGGTGATGAATGGGGTAATACTCCACAGGCTTGGATGTACAACGAAGCTTGGTCAGATAACCCAAACAAACTATTAAGAGCCATTGAGAACGTACCTGTTAATGCTGCTGAGTTATACAGAGAAACTTCTGACATTATGCGTCAGCCTGAACCTATTATTGGAGCTGTAGGAGATTTAGCAGTAGGTAGTATGCTTAATTATTACGAAGGGAGATTGGGTGGATTACTTAGTGAAGATGTAGGTGTTGAGCAACGAGAGATGGCTACTCAATTTGCTGGTTTGGTCAAGGACAATTTTAAGGATTGGGATAGCATATCTGACATGATGGCTAAGAGACCACTTGATGCTATTGGAGCATTATTTAGTACAGGTATGACTGCTGCAAAACTAGCCAAACTTGCTAAGAATCCTGCACTCACAGAACCAGTTAGAAAAGCGTTACTGAACATGCCTGACCCTGCTGATGTAATGGGTAATGCTCCATTGATTGGACAGTTCTTTCCAAACACAAAGATTCCTTTCGGTGAATTTGTAGCGATGTGGCATGGTTCAAAAACAAAATTCACAGAGTTTGATATGGCTTTTATGGGTACTGGTGAAGGTAATCAAATGAAAGGTCGTGGGATTTATCTTGGTGGTACAAGTGGCACAGCAAAAACCTATATGTCAGCAGGAGATGAAGCAGCATGGATACAATGGCAAGACGAAGCTTGGGAATATTCAAGAGTAGCTGCAGGTAAGGGTGATGAGTTAGTAGCAAGAATGTGGGAAAACGTTGCCAAGTATGATGCTACCCCTGATGACATTAGACTCACTATGATTGAAGATATCAACCAAAAGTATAAAGACCATCCTCAATTCCCTCAGTTAAAAAAAGAATTAAAAGAGTTTGAAAAGATTTGGGCAGACCAAGAGTTTAGTTTAATGAAGGTAGAAATACTTCAATCACACCTTGATACAATGATTGATGATTCTCTACCAGTTTATGACCAACCACAAATTGTAAAGGACTTCTTACGTACAGAGAATGGTGCTTACATGGACATAGTAGAAAGGTACAAGCCATTACAGGAGTGGAGAACGAAAATGGGTAAGTTACTTGAAGACCCTAAACTTCCTTCACAAGTTAGAGAAAATCTAATGCTTGAGATGAAAAAGGTATTAGAGATGCAAGACAGTTTATTAAAAGAGATTGGTACACTAGGTCGAGGTGAGTTCCCTCATCCTGCAAATGGTGAAGGAATATATAACTTCCTTGTAACTAGACAAGCAACAGAGAGTGGTATTAACCCTGAGAATTTAAGGATGGATAGAACAGGTATTAGAAGTGATGAGGTAGAAACAATAATATCACAACGATTACAAGATTATGGAATCTTGGGTAGAAAGTATCTTGACGAATATTCCACAAACCATCCTGACACACACCACACATATAATGTTGTTTCTTTTAGTCCTGAGAACCAAATCATAGTAGAACGAAATGGTGTGAAGATTAATCAAAATCAGTTAATGAAGTCTTCAAGTTTTAAGAGACGTTCTGATGGCTCGTATATAGGATTCGCTCCTGCTATTAATACTCCACAGAAATTAAACAAACTGATTAAGCAATTAGATACATTAGCTAAAGAAGGTAAGGGTGCTAGATTTTGGTATGAACAGTCATCAGATGAAATACTAAAGCTTACTCATGGTGATAAAGTTGAAGCTGAGAAACTTGCACAGATACTAGCAATTATGAGTCAGGGAGCAAATGTAAAAAGTAATACAGGATTTG